CAGGATCATTGGCAAAAGTTTCAGGAAAACTACGATAAGCAGGATATAGAACATTACAACCAAGAGTGTCGGCTTCCGAGACGGTGTTGGAGACCCAGTCCTGAAGAGCACAATTAAATAATACGCGAGTATCATTAAGCAGATCGTAATAAGCATTCTTGGTTAGCCCGTCATAGATTTTTAGTTTCCCGTCCCGTTGCATCTGTTCAGCACGACGCAGGTAGTCGGGATTGTTGCTACGTAAAGGCCCGCCTGAAAACACAGCAAACTCCACATCGCGGTGCCGTCCTTGAGAATGATACATCTCGATCAAGTCCATGAAAAAGCCAGGTTGTTTTTCCTGGTCAAATCTGGCAGCGAAAGCCACACGCATCTTACGATCGGCAAATGATTTCACTTTATCTGCCCCACCGATGCGTTCCAGCACTTCTGATTTGCCAAAGGCCAACCCAGAGATGTTGTAGATAGGAGCACACCAGCCTGCGATACGCATGTGAGCAACCATCTCTTCGTTGGTGGCCAGCACATGTATCCCGGGGATCTGATTCACCATGCGTTCATAGGTGCTCATCCAGCCGGCCATGTTCCACACATGCACAAAGTCATCAGGGTCAATGGCCTGTGCTAGGCATCTCACAAAGATACGCGGACGTAGATTTGCCGGCACTTGATCAAGTATGTAAGGCAGAGATTCGATGCCAGGCTGGAACATGTCTTCAAAGTAGATCGTATCTTGATCAGTGACGTCACCGTTTCGCATCATCTGCACCAGATTCATCATCTGGCTCATTGAAAAATAACTGCGACCATGTGCGTCTAAAACCTGTCCTACAGAGATGCTTTGTGTGTTGTCGATGGTAGTACCTGGCACATATACAACATCCAAACCACGGCGATCAAATACACGTCGATTCCATTCTGTGAGTTGTAGGGTATAACGGGACTCGTAGGATTCGAGTCCCATGTAAAATAACTTACGCATCATCGACTCCTGCGGCTGCTGTCTATGCTCCACATATCCTTGGCGAACTTGCCTTGAGTGTGCTTGTTGAACTGCTGATAGGCATAGGCCTTCCAGTTGTAGAGATCTCGTTCATCATAGCGATAGCCAAAGTCCTGGCAGAAACGCAGATACTGATCGAGATCGTCAAAAATCGCTTGCACACGGGGATTGTGTTTGAACGTGGGTCGGGCCATGTTCTTTCCTTCAAATAATAACAGATTGATAGGGTTGGTGAGTTTCATATCTGATCAAGCAGCCGTTCTCACCGTCTTCGGCCACTTCTATCCATACTGCTCGACCTGGATAGCGGTCTGCTATTGCTATATATAAGTCATCTGCGATCATCTCGCAGGATTTATAGTCGAGTGCCAATTGAGTTCTATTTGTAGCACTGGAAACGGACCCACCATGCACGGCACCCGGAATGGATCCGTGGTCGTACAATGACAAGAGCCACCGCTTGAACTGGATGAACTCGATGTCCCGGTCGTTATGGAACACATCGATCCACACCCGGAAATGGAAGATATGACGATGAGGACTAGCAAGGAACGAAACATCATATTCATCTCCGGTGGCAAGTTTAGGATCTGTTGCGGCAGCGGGATATTTATGGATGCCTTCTTTCTGGAATGTGATCCAGATCTTGCGATCAGCGGCTTCTCGGATGCGTTCTACAGTGGCTCGTTGTTCTTGGTTCATTTTAGCACATGATCCTTTTCGTATTGACTCCAGTCAGTATATCGTGATCGATCCATAAGGTCATGTAACTGATGTACCCATACACCGGGGTTGGTATCAGCGAAGTCTCGATCATCGATCTTTACACAGGTATTATAGTTCCATAATTTCGTGTAAGGGATGGGAACCTTGATGATGGGTATGAATCGATCACGCTCGCACAATCCACCTTCGTGGAATTCTTCCACATATTGGAAAGGTATGTCCAGGCTGCACCAATATCCTCGATCCAAGAATGTCATTATAACATTCTCCCAGGCAGTGTGTTCAGCTGGTGTAGTAGGCCTATAACTGTCATTGGCACCAAAAAAGATGTGCCTGATTGTAAGGCGTTGTTCCAGTGCCTGTTCTATATCTGCCTGCTGTTGATAACCTATGACAAACAGCGTAGGCATGCCATGGGCAGGAGTGTGTTCTACTTCGTCGCCATAGAAAAAATCAGCACGTTCGTGTCCGGTTCTATTCATAGAGTTCTGGAAAAATTATTTTATGATCGAGTTTATTAAATTTATCAAACTGATCTAACCATGGCAGAATAGTCATATCGTTATCGGATTGCATGGCTTCGCAGTGGTAGATCAATTGATTTTGTAAATGCTCTTCTGATGATTCAGCATAGTGTAGCAGTTTTGACTTAATCATTGCAATATTTTTTGATCCAACAGACTTCCAATCAAACCAATTTCCATGATAAGTGTTTAAAAAGATATCGGTTTGATCCAAATGATCTAGTGTAAAATCAAGTGTTTGGTGCATGGTTCCTGCACTCAAAGGAAAAAATATCATGGATGCATTTACTTTAGGAAGTTCATTGCAGGCTTTGATAAAGTTGTGTTTGAATGAATTCCATTTGGCCAGATGTCGAATGTATTCATATCGCTGCCCCAAACTTTCAAAACTAACAAGCAAAGTAAGATTTTGGAAATTTTTAGCCAAATCAAAAAAATTATTGTCGTAAAAGGTAAGATTTGTATTGACGATGATTTGGCACTGCGGATTTAGTTTTGATAATCTTTGTAAAATATCAATGTTGGTACGTATCAATGATGGTTCGCCGCCAGCAAATGTAATCATGTCCAGGTTGGTGAGAGTTTCATCACTGACAGTGTTGATACCTCGATGGATGATTTTTTCTTTGACTAATTCTGCCCATTTGCTGCTGTATTTTGGTCCACAATATACGCAGGTTAGGTTACAAGTATTTTCACTTTGCATATGCAAGGTTTTAAGCACAGGCTCATCTAGATCAAAATAATTACTATAGAGATCATTGTAACTTTGCCTATAACTGTGACCTATATGGTCTTCTTCGTACCAGCAATTGTGACAAGAATCATGTCTGATTCCAGCGTCAAGATCTTGTCTTATTTCGATGATTTTGTCACCAAACAAAGATTGACCGATATCGTTGTTATCGTATTGGAGAGATTCAAGATTGTTGCAACAAATTCTAACCTTGCTGTCTACATCTACCAACAAATTATGCCTTGCGGCCAAACATTTGGTCATCGTTGCCAGTTTTCGATTGTGACGATATTGTTGTTCAAAATCATCACTGGGTTATACAAAGATCAATGAGCATTTCTAAAATATGATTTCTTCTCATTAGACACTGTTTTCTAGTGCATCTAATTTGTTGGAATCGAGTTCGTCGACATGTGCAATTTCCTCGCCAGTGTCAAACAGGTTATTAAACATGCTATGAGCATTCACGGCCCGTCGACCAGTAAAGCCACGTGTGCCTACGATCCTTTCCCATACTTTAGCATGATCATCAATAATGGCCAATGATTTCGAACGATCGCCTGCGGCAAACACTCGATCGATGATCTTTCGGGCATCAAAATCGGAATTTGTGGGATGTACCATCATGTCTGGATAGATTCCCAAGTCACACTGCCGGTTGGCACGCTGTACTGCTTCGATATGCATCCAAACATTGTGTCCCATCATCAAGGCATAACTGAAACTGTCCCACGATGTTTTACCTTCTTTGCCAATCTTATTTAGGTCCCCGGGCCGGTAGACGCACACATCTCGTATCTTGAGCCGTTGAGAGATGGGACTATCTTCAAATTCAGCATGGATGCCATCCTGGATCACAGCATCTCGGAACGACCGATTGTCTGTGGCATACTTTTTATCGTCAGCAGTGGGGCTCATTTGGTAAGACCATTTTGATCGATTATCGGTATATATGCTGTGATAGATCTGGCCGTTGGCCGTGGCCAGGAATGGGCTCGCACAGTCGAAGCTGATGGTAAAGTCAGGATTGGCATATCGTCGTACGGCTCGCTGTATGTCTGTAAGCAATACTGCCCATTCAAGTTTACTTGTGCCCAGGAAGTGCATCCAGTCATGAACGCCTTGCTCGAGTAGGCCATCGTGTATCAAATGCACCAGGCGTTTGAGCACGAGATGCACGTCACACATGTTTTGTCCACCCATGCCCCAGCCATTGAAATGATTTTTATATCGGCTGGGATCACAATAGTGTTTCATGAGATCATACCAGTGATCGGCTTCGTCATGATTGGATCCCTGTAACACGTTGAGTATCTTGGTGTCACCATAACGATTGGCCATCCAGTATTCATTGTTGTATTTGGTGGCATTCACAGCATCGTCGTATGAGTGTATGCCACACAACACCGATGCCTCGGGATCAAGATAGGTCCAGGTGGGTATGTCCATGGTCATGCCATGCGTGGCTATGCCCATCTGCCACTTCAATACCTTTTCACGTTGTGCTTCGGCTTTTTTGTCCGTGAAGTCTGCCCAGCGACCAGGCCACACACCCTTGGCAATCTGGAAACCGCCCGAGTCTGCCAACATGATGGTGTTAGCGTCACGATTGCGAACCATGTCCTCTTTGGGATCCGGCTTGGCAAGATCCAGATTGGCATGACCAGCTGAATACAGGCTCCAGCGATAGGGAAATAATCCCTGCTGCGAATTCAACCAATTCATCATCTCCATGTCGGGTATGCCAGCGGGCATGCGACTCTGCTCCACATAGGGACTGCTTCGCTGCCGACCTATGTATGAGGCATAGAAACTGGAGATAGCCGGCAGGAATATGGCATAGTCCTGCTGTTGGGCAGTGAGATTTACTTGGTCAGTCACTTGCGTTGTGCTGGCAGGATATAATTGTATTCGGCAATGCCAGAGTTTACAGTAATCTGTGCTGCACCCTCATCAGAGATACGCATGATTTTGTCACCAGTAAGGTCTAAGATAGATATTACTTGTTTTACGGGCCAAGACCAGACATGCTTGAGTGCACCAGAGATACCAGGCTGGAACACAAATTCTCCGGCATGTGTAGAGTGATCACCGAATGAAAATTTGAGATCTGTGCCATCGGTCTTGACCTGGAATACAGATTCTTCGGCATTGGCCTGTGCCTGCATCTTCAACCGTTGTATACCAGCCACGGTAGGTTCAAACTCCACATGCCAGTTGGCACCTTTGAACTTTACTGTTTTCAATTTTTCAGCTACGATTTCAGAGGTCATGAAACGGTAGTCGTTACGGAAGTCTCCAGCAGCATTTTTAAAATTCAAACCCACAGCAGCCTGCTCACCGTTGCGTTCCTGGCGTGTCACAACGATCGTAGCATTTTCTTTATATTCAGCAAGATTCAACAGGATCTTGAGTTTAGATAGATTAGGCATACCAAATGTGCCAATGAATTCGGCCACTGGTGCAAGAAATCGGCCCTCTACCACCACCGAACGATCTTCGGCCATGCCAGCAATCAAGGTTTCTTTGGCGGTTCCAGTGATCTTTACAAGATCGATACAGCCAAGGTCAAAAGTATGTTCTACTAGATCTAAAAGATGGTCTCTCATGATACTCTCCTATGTTTGATATTATTGTACAGATAATATTTAGATTTTGCAACTATTTGTTTTTAACCTCTGCCAGAGCCTGGCCGCCGCGGATGGATTCGAGCACACCGGGTTTACGAAGCTCTAACCATGTGTTGGGCACATGTGTATCATAACGGAAATGGATCTCATATCCTGTTTTCCGAGCCAGTTCTTCCAACATCCTACCAGGAGTGTAACACATATAAAAGCACTCTGTCAAGCCTGTGCCTTCTGGAAGATCACAGTTGTTGTATGTCATGGCCAAAGTACCACCTGGTCTTAGTTTTATAAAAATTTCTTGGAGGTATTTTTCAATGATTTCCATGGGTCGAAAATTGAAAAAATTATAGGCCACAACCAAGCCAAATTGACCATCTGGCAGATCTTGTAGTATTCCGTTGTCACGTTTTTCATACATGACAAAAGTTCTTAATCTGTTACGATATGATTGACCAAATCGATCCTGTGCTGGTTGCAAAAGATCATAAGATTGATCTACCAAATACAATGGATCGCATCCCACCATTTGGTCAATGAATGATTCACGTCCCGGTCTTATGATCATGCCAGGATATTTCCAATCGTCGTAGAGTTTGATGCGAGCATTGATAAAATCATAGATATCATCAGTAACATCTTTTAATGGACGACCAAGTATGTATTCAGTGGTATCGTAGGCTACCATTTCTTCATACAGACGATAACTCTGCAAAAAATACTTTGGCTGTAGAGAGGATATTATATCGTCAATTTCAGCATTCAAACGATCAATGGTTTGTTGGAATTGTTGAAAATGTTCATTTATGTCATCTAGTGTTTCATGTAGGTGTTGCCGACAATCACTGAACTGCAGTTGATGATTAGATATGGTATTAACAATATCACCGAGATGATTGGATGCATAATCTGCAGTGGGTTTAGCAGTGCAGTTTGCTATGTAAAGTTTGTATTTTAATAATTCACTGAGTTTCATGTTAGAACTCAAACAAAGATTGAAAAGTGTTATCTGTGTTGGTAGCCGATGACAGATCCCAACCTAACACTGCCAGGAGATTGTCTATTTTCTGATCTACTACTGTGGCTTCCATCTCAGCATCATCAAACGGCAGTTCTCGGAACCACTGCGGCAGGTGTAGTTCATCTGTGGGATACCCTATGGAGGTCCATCCCAGTGCATTGGATTTCAGTTTGCATACGATGGTTTTCATGCCATCCACGATCTGCATGGAATAATTGTCACCGTTCATCCTTCGCATGGTGTTCCAGTTCATGGCCGCCCGCACATGGCCAGGCATGTTGGCACGACCTTCTCGTTCTTCCTTCTTGGCATACTGTGTGAGGTTGTTTACACGCTTAGGGCTTCCTTTTTCCCAACCCGGCCTCTCAGAGAACGCATACTTGAACTCGCGTATCTTTTCAATCACTGTGTCGCGATCACCGCCCTGCAACACATCGCTTAATAGCTCGCTAAGGAAATCCTGGATCACCCGCGGTGTGTCTGACCGTTTGAGATCCAGGCCCATGGCTTTGACCTTGCCGGGCTTGCCGTTGATATCGTATCGCTTGCCTTCTTTGTCATAGTACATCACTGCATAACGTTTTTTAGTTATAAACAGACCGCGGTTGGCCACCAGTTCTCTGCCCCCGCGGATCACCGATCCCATGTCTCGGGGACAATGGAACGCCTGTTCCATAAAAGCAGGAAATGACTCATTGACCTGATCTGAGATGCTGTCGTACAAGGCCACGGCTGTTTCTTTTGACCATGCCATGCGACCGGCATCGACGTCATCTTTTATCGCAGGCCAGGCTGAGAAATAGCAAGAATCTGTGTCACCATAGATGATAGCTGCACCTGTATGATCATACTCGCCAGTGATGCATTCGTTAACGTAAGCATCCATGTGTTGGGCGATGGCCCGGCCTGTGAGGGTAGTACTCTGTCCAATACGCTTATCGAAAAAACGGCAACCAGGATTCAGGATGGCACCGTACAATGAGTTCAAGTTGATCTTTTTAACCAACTGACGTTTATCCCAGTACTCTTCATCTTCCTTGTTGTTGCACTCTTTTAATTTGGCCTGCATTTCTTTTCGTTCGGCATACCAACGTTTGAGCAATCCTGGAATCACTGCTTCTGTTTCATAGGTGATTATGGTACCATTGGCTGAAAGCATCCAGGGTTGGTTAGAATCAAAGATCATCTTCCATACTTCTGCGGCCGAGTGTACAGTCTCCGCACCGTCCTGCCAGTCGATGGTTATCTCTGTGCCACGCTGTTGTTCTATCACTGCTGTGTATTCCAAGGTGCCAAACAGTCCTTCCCAGGCCGCTGCAAAACTGGCACCGCTGTGTTGTTTGTCAGAGATATAGCGGTCCGTCATAGTGGCTCGCAGTTGACCTACTATGGTTTCTTGTCCCATGTTGAGTGCGCGGATGCATGACGGATATAGACTGTTGATATCTATGGATCCCACCCAGTCATGCATGCCTTTCTTGGGATAGGCCACATAGGCTCCTGCAGCCTGTGTTTCTTCATCAGTGAGACGTTCCTTGCGGCAAGGTACCATCATGCCACGCTCATGGGCTTCATTGATGATGGCCTGCTCTGTCACAGCCACAGCACCCATGGTTGTGGGCAACAGCACTGTGTTTTCGTGTGCCAGGGTGTTGGCTAGATCCAGGAATCGCAATTTGCGATCGATCTGTGCCAGCCCGTTTACGTCTTGACGGTTGTATTCTATGAATGTCTTGAAGTTTTGATTGTACAGTTGATCCAGTGTGCCTTCGAACTTGGTCTTAGATCCCAGTTCCTCATATTCCAGGATAGCATCCAGGCTATAGCTGTGTCGTTCTTCATAGGTATATTTGCGATACAGTTGCATGTAGTCTAGATGCACACGACCCACAAGATCAAACGTGAGATTTTCTGCACCAAATCTTTCAAAGGTTCTTTGCTTGGGCAATTGATCCCAAAGACAGAACTTGCGTGTGTCGTCTTTACTGAGTATGCGGGTGACCCGCATCACTGTATAAGGTATATCATAGCCTTCTGAGTTCCAGCCACTCAGCACATCAGCATCCTGGATGATGCTGAGGAATGTACTCAGCAGTTCTGCTTCCTGTTCAAACACAAAGGTGTTGGGGAATTCTGCAGCGATTTCTTGTGCAGTTTCGATACTCATGTGCCGTGGAGGTTTAACAAGGGTCACCAACTGATCCAACCAATCCATGTACACAGATATGGCAGTGACGGCATTGAATGGATCTTCAGGTCGTGAAAAACCACGCTCGGGATCAAAGTCTACTTCGATGTCAAAAAACGCAGTGTTCAGTCGTGGAGCATCCTGGCCTTTGTAGTTTTCTTCTAGACAACGGAATATGGGATTGATGTCTGCCTCGTAGAGATTCTTGCCTTTGTTAATGGCCATCTCTCGTCGGAATTCTTTTGAGTTCCGTGTGCTAAATCTTGAAACAGGATTGCCATAGATCGATCGGAACTTGCCCCGAGGATCATCATAATAGAAAACATAGGTAGCGGGATACTCTTCGTAGTAACGTTCACCGTCACGGCGACCTACGATGTGTATGCGATCGTGATCACGATCAAATAATGCATCGATGTAACTCATTGTTCTCCCACGGATTATGGCCCGTCTAGCCTTTCTACCTGCCCGTATCGTGGGCGAATCGTGTCTCTAAGGACAGTATTTACAGAGTTTTTCCCACCGTAGTCAATATTGTTTCCAGCAATTCATGATCCTGTTGCTCTTTACCAAATTCAGACTTGTGTGCTATACGGATGGCCTTTTTGAGAATATTGGGTTTGATATCCAATTCCTCGGCCACGGCTTTGATTGTGTCCGAAAGACCACCGTTGAGAGTTTCAATTTCGTGCATGACCTGCATGCCTTCATTGATGATCTGGGTGAGTTTGGCTTTTTGTTCTGCGGAAAAGTTTCGATTGTCCATGTTATCTCCTTTACAGAAGTATATAACAAAGATAACGGGATGTCAAATGAATTATGCTCACTTTGATGATCTGGGTAGCGATTCCGATCATGCAGGCAGCAGCCGCCCACTCACCGTAGGTCTAACGGTCCTAAGGCGAATCCTTCAATCTATGATATATTTCAACTTGATCCAGCATGTGTTGTAATACAGGATCGGATTGGGCAGCACGATGTATGTCACCCCAGAGTTTGTTTTTCTTTATATCACTTATTAAACAGCGTTTCTTCTCACTGATGCTGTGAAGTTCGCGTTGTGCATCACCCATGCGTCGGCGATACACAGTGTCGCCACCGTCGGGGCTTTCGTAGATATAGGTTTCTTGCCTGTCGCTCATTGGGGGCTGTAGGGATTGCGAGGCCGATCAGTGTCATCGTCTTCGGGCCATACTGGATAGTCATTCATCGGTGGCTGTTCCACGATAGAACCAGGCATCATCTCCGCCAGCACTCCATTTGGCACGGTGTTCCACTGACAGGGTTTCGGTGGGGATCTTGAAGTCTGGCGTTTTCAGCACAGCAGGCACCAGGCTGACATCATACCACAGGCAACGATTGTTGGGCTGGCAGGCGAACTGACCGTTGTCTAATTGTATAAAATTGTAACTCTTGTGCTCTTGCACACCTTCGGTAAAGGTCACATCCAGGCAATTGGCGTCAGGCGAAGCGAAATCCACGGTAAACAGATATCTTCCAAAATGGAACTCGCGGTCCTTGCCATAGTATTTGACCTTGAGACCACGTAGATTGCTTTTTTCTATCACGGACATGTCATAGCCCAGGCAGTCCCAGATCTGTAAGTGATCCAGTTCGTGATAGTGCCCATCATCGGGTTTTTTCCAAACATAGGCCGAAATGGGCAGTTTGTCATACAGTGCACCATAATCTGTAAGCATGCATTCTATGCGGAACACCTGGCCTTTGATGGCCTTGACCGTGACCCAGTAACAGGGTTCCAGTTCACCGTGCCCATGCTCGTGATTGTACAAGAACTCACGACGAACAAAGCACTTGATGGGCGGCACGTTGGCTACAAGGAATGCCATTATCGTCCCGCCGCGGCTATGGCAGCACCATTATTGAAACTGGTGCTCCAGGAATTGGGGTTGCGTTGTTTCCGTTGATACCATTCATATCCGGCTTGATGTCCTGAACAATCCACTGTACACGGACTGCCCTTGAATGTCAACTCTGCAAGATTTTCTTCATCAACTTTGGTGGCCACATTGGTGGGCTTGCGACCACCACCACCCACGTCCTTGCCGGGTTTGCCTGCACGGCTCTGTGCAGCACGTTTGCGTCGCACTGCAGATGATTTTTCTTTGTCGGTCATGGCTGCGGCCTTGGCTGCAGGCACGCATTTGGCATAGCCTTTTTTCTCTCCTGAGGTGCCGCATTCAGGATGGCCACCACCCTTTTTCTTCTTGCCTATGTTGACCCAACGCTGTTTGAACCACTTGCGTAGGCCGCCTTGGTAAGCACCTTCGTTGATGAATTCCGATGCTCTCATTGCAACGGAATCCGGAATGACATGGGAACTGTGATACGTCTCTGAGGTGCGGTCATGCGTCCCACTGGACTGGAATGCTGGCGTACCTGCGGCTGAGGCTTACTGGGTTTTTTGATTTTTTTCATTGTGTGCCTTTGATCACATCGCTCATCATCCGGCGTGCCTGGGTCCATGTGGCTGCAGTGAACGCAAATTCTTTGTATACCCGTACACCATTCTCTACCACCCAGCGATAAAATTTATAGGTTTTCATTTTTTAGCTCCTTTGCCCATACGCCACCCACCTCCGTGGCTCTTGTACCATTTGGCCGCCCAGGCATTGGCATAGGCCGATGGATATACATCAAATTTTGCTCGGGCCGCGGCCTTAGCACGACCCCATAGAGGTTTGTTTGTGGGTACTGGTTTCTTCTTTTCAGTGATGCCCTGTTTCAGCAAAGCATCGGCTATCTTTTTATAGTTAGGGTCTGTGGGTTTGATGACTTGATCACCCATGGTTATGGGTTTGCCTAACCAAGCAGGACGATCAGATTTGGCAAAGGTCTGTGTGGCCGGTTGTTGTTTCGTTGCACTGGGAGGCGATTTTGCTTTGTGTATCAAGCCTGTCTTGGTAGGCTGCACCGTACCTCCGGTGCTGGTCTTTGTGCCTTGAGGTGCTGCCAACTGTGATACCATGCGACCAAAATCTACAGATTTGCCATTGTCCTGTGGCTCTGCGGCAGTAGGAGTCGGCACCGCTGCTGGTGTAACTGGTGCGTAACCAGCCATAGCTCGGGCACGACGTGATTGGTAGTTGGCATACTGCGGAGGCACGGCAGGATCAACTACCGGCGGCATGGGATCTATGCTCCTAATGGGGGCGGGCTGCTGGAACGGATTGCTTATCTCATCGAGATCAGATGGGCTTTGGGTTAATTTTTTTTTTACTGTTTCACGGATGGCTTCCACACGCCCGTTCACAGTGGTGGCATATCTCTGTGCAGAGAATTCATCTGGAAATGTGGCCGCTGGACGATTGGATCTGGGATCGATCACGCGGAATCTGGCCTGAGATCCACGCGACACTGCGGGCTGACCA